GATTTGCCCAATCATAAACACGCCAATGAGGCTTGTGTTCTACAAATTTACCACCAAAAGGTGTTGTCAAATAACAAGTTCCACCCGGTTTCAATAAATCATAAATATATCGCATGGCAATAACATCGTAATATTCATGCTTCCTGCCTTCTCCATAAGTATTCAAACCAAAATGTTCAATGGCAGAGACAATAACAGCAGCATCGAAAGTTCCTATGTTTTCACGAAGGAAGTAAGATGGCAATCGACAGAAATCAGCAGTAATGTGATTATAGTTTAATTCTTGATCAGAATCTCTTAGATCAATGCCTGTGACATGAAACCCACATTTAGCCATCATACTGGCAAGAGGACTGTGTTGAGATCCAATTTCAAGTATTTTCGAGCCTTTTGGTTCATCAAAATCAGCAAAAAATAATCCCGATTCTGGATCAAAATTTTTATATTCTTGAATAATATGGTCAGGTATTTTCACAAATCCCACACTTTCAAACATATTGTGGCAAGAACACAACCACCGGGAAAACTTGCAGAATAATATTTTTCGTTATTATATTCAGGCACACCAAAATAATTTAATATTTCTGCTGCCTCATTTTTTCTCATGTAAAAATCAAACTGATTTTCACCTTCTTCTATAATAAAATCAAAAGTTAAATAAAGCTCTCCATCCTTCTTCAACATTCCTATCATGTTTTCAATACATTCAATTCTTTCACTACTACTCGGTATATGTTCTAGAACAGACATACAATATATTTTATCAAATTTTTCTTCACTTTTATAATTTTGAATTTTAGAATTATAAAACTCAATGTTTTTGAAGCCAAGTCTTTCTGCTGATTTTATAGATTTATCAAGATAGTCTTGATTCATGTCAATCGTGACTACTTTGGCGCATCTTTTGGCAACTGCATATTTGAAAACAGCATATGCTCCTCCAGCATCAAGGCAAACATCGCTTGGTTTCAAATTACTATGCATAATTGCCCAAGGATATTCGTATTGTCTACTCCAGTGCAAACTTGTAAAGCTAGTTGGAACCTCAAAGTTTAGTGGAGCATTTTCATGTGGCTCTAAAATTGTACATTCTGGGCATTGAATGTCATAGCTCATCAATTCACGAAGAATTGTTTCGTCAGGACAGCCGTAAGCATAAGAAATATGTATTTTCACCAGCCACCTGTGTCTATTGATTCAAAACAAAGATCTTCATATCTTTTAATCATGTTGTCGTAAGAAAACTGATTTGCCCATTCAATGCAGTTTTCTGATTTAATTGTTGAAACAGCATCATCTTTGATAAGTTGTTCCATTTCTTCTTGACTATTGACAAGGAATCCTGTCTCGCCATGCTTGATTGTTTCTTTGCAGGCACCATGATTCCATGCGATTACAGGCATACCACATAGTTGAGCTTCAACTGGAGCAAGTCCAAATGGCTCACGGAAGTGTTTATTGGGGTGCAGGAGGGCTTTATTTGTATTGAACCATACACTGCACTCATCACGGTTCTGATGCCCTACATACCTAAGATTGGGCGATAAAGAGCATTTGGTCTTAATGCTGTTGAGAAGATCGGGTTCTCCTGTGATTTTGTCATCTCCGACTAGATCCAATCCAATTTTGCAAGTATTGGCCACATCAACGGCAATATGTGGACCTTTGATTGTGCTTATTCTGGCAAGGAATAAATAGCGATCATTCCTTTTCAATCCTGTGTTTTTATAGAAATTAACATCAACGCCGTTATAAGCGACACGGGATGCGACTTTCAGATGTGCGGAGCAGCCATCTGATTGGTCCTTGCTGATGCACACGAAGCATGGGAATGGGACTGATGGCGCTGTGCTGTACATAGTGTCTACAGGAGCGTGTAGAACTCCAAGGATTGGTTGTGGAAGCTTACCTTCCATTTTCAGGATGTAGCTCCATTTTTCCCAACTATGATCGATGATCACATCAAAGCTTGGTAGTTTGTTCCAATAACCGCTGTAGGCTTGTCCTTCTGGTTCATATTGTGTTGTTTCATGAATTTCACAACTACTTGTTGATCCTCTTGGTGCAACAAGCATTACTTCATGACCTTTGGCTTTAAGACCTTCAGCTATTTGCCAAGCCAGCATTTCTAGTCCCGAATATCCCTTTGGGGGGCAATGTAGGACTGTGCTGGATATGACACAGATTTTTAACTTTTTCATTGGAGTCGTTGGCAAGTATATAAGTTTCATTAGGCTCTGATCTCCAATGGTTTGAATCCGCCAATTTCACTTTGTCCCAATCCTGCATGTCGGCATTGCACACTGGTATCAACATAAATTTTGAATCCATGATTTCTGGCATGTTTGCAGAAAGTAAAGTCTTCGCTTGTTTTTTCAAGATGGGGAAGATCAGTTCTATCGCATCGCCACTCAAACCATTGACAACGATTACTTAGAGGTGGTAATTGTTTGATAACATCACGATGTATGAGAAGACATCCTGCTCCTACATAATCGACTTCTAAAAGGTCAGGAGCATTAAATTCTTGAATCCATTGAGGACCATTTTCTGAATCTCTTAACATTACAGGGGCAAGTGGTTCGTATCTTCTGTAGTACAAGCCACTTACGATTGGTTTCTTGTGAGACATTAGTTTTATGATTGCATCAGGAGGAGGAATCACATCATCGTCAAGGAAGAATAGCCATTCCCAGCCGAGTTCGAGTAGTTTTAGGCATCCTGTATTTCGTGCATGGTCATATGGCATTCCTTGGAGTGCTGTGACTGCACCGGGAATTTGTAGGTTTCTGAGTCCGAAAGCCCATGCAACTGGGGCATATTCTCTTGTTAAAATACAGCACAGGACACGATTCTGGTTGATAAGTTCCCATGATCCCGGCATAATTGATTCTCATTTATTTTGACAATGGTGTCGTTAACATTATAATGTAATAGATTTATTTTTTCAAATGAGGCTTAAAAATGAACGAGATTCAGTTGATGGATGAGCGTGTCGATAATGTCATGAAGCTTGTTAAAGAAATGGAATCTGCTTTTCTTGAAATTCAAATGCCTAGAACAGAATTTGTTCTAAATAAGTTTGTGGTTGGTCAACACGATCATGATACTCTTGCATATTCTCAATGCGTTTTGGAAATGCAAATCAAATATGATAATTTAAGGAGAGCAAAACTAGGTCGTCGTAGAATTGAAATTCAAATAAAAGAACTCGAAGACAAGGCAACCGAAATTGATCAAATTGATGCCGATTTGAAAAGGATCGATCTTGAGGAGCAGGACAGAGCGGTATTAGGCGCTTTAAGAGAATTCGAGGCTCTTTATAAGATTTGGCAAAGATTTCCCAAAAAGTACACACGAGAAGAAATTGATGCAGCACAACCAGACTATTGGCAACTTCGTTTGGAACGACAAGCGCAGCAGGATCTTCAGGCAACTGGCAGGGTTGGCGTTGGCAACAGTGAAGCACTTAGACAGATCAATCTTGCAGCAACTCCAAAGTTGGACCACATCAGGGAAGTTGAAAAGAAGTATTTAGAAGTTGGCGATGTTAAAATTTTGATTGTTGTACCAACTCGTGAAAAGGCAGAGAGATTGCCTGTTTTGGAGAATCTGACCATTCCATCAGGAGTTCAAGTTAAGTTCCTGAATGTATTTGGAAGGACAACCGCAGATGCATATAACGATGCCATTCAGACTGCCTTGAATGATGGTTGTGATATGCTTTTGACTGTTGAAGATGATACTTTCCCACCTACTGATGGATTTCAAAGGCTTTTGGCTCGTTACCGTGAAATTGGTGATCCTAAAGCTGTTTTGGGTGGTTATTATGTGAAGAAAGTCCCATATCCAGAAGGTGTTCACATCCAAGTTATTGCTGGTAAGCGTCAGGCATTGACTTTGAATAAGAATGATGTCGGTGTGCATGAAGTCTACACTATTGCTCAAGGTTTCACTCTTTTCCCTATTGAATGTTTTCTTCAGACAGAATATCCTTGGACAGTGACAACTGCTCATCTCACGCAGGATAGTTTTTTGTCTCAGAAGTTGCGTGAGAAGGGATTTAGATTGTTGGTTGATGCGAGTGTTCGTTGTCGTCATGTTGATTTTGCTACTGGCAATTCATACGAATGAGGCGATTATGTTTAGAATTTTAGTTCTTGTTTTATTGTTTTTGTCATTGAGTTTTGTTCGTGCGGAGGAAGCCTCATCATATGATGAGGCTGTTAAGATTGCGAAGAAAGATAAAAAGAAAATTTTCCTTTATTTCGGTGCATCTTGGTGTGCGCCTTGTCAGGCGATGAAGAAAATGTTTAAGGAAAAAGAGATAAAGGAAAAGCTTGATAAGTTTGTTGTATTGATGGTTGATGTGG